TCTTTTTCATAGGAAATAAACAATCTTTTGAAGATCAACGTTTCGAGTAAAGAATTTTATTTTGAACTTGAATTAGTTGTTTTCTGCGGCGCTCTTGCATAAGAAGCTCACCATTCTTTGTAGATTCGCTGAGAACTCGACCACGAACATTCTTGCTCTCAGCAAATAAATTCTCTTCTAGTTCATTCTCATATGAACCACATTCTTCAAGTTCTTCTGTTGGTGCCATAGCCATAGGAGTAACGTTTCCGGCTGATACTCCGCCAGCATCAACCGTTCCGGTAGGAACAGCAGCTTCTTCCATTGCTGGATCTGTCATTCCATCTCGTTCTCTTCCAGCAACTCCTTCATCCGATTCATCTTCATGTTTATCAGGAGTTTGATAATAACCTTCCGGGGCATATGCATCCTCTTTTGCCAAACCAAAAGCTTCATCAAGTTCTTCTTCTAAAGTTTTCATTTCTGCAACTGGAGCTGGTGCTGGTGTAACTCCTGTGGCTGGTGCAGAAGCTGTTTGTCCCGCTGCTGGGGCTGCTGGAGCAGTGTCTACTGATGCTGGAGCGGCTGCTGGTGGAGCGGCAGCGGAAGTTGATACAGGAGCAGGAGCTTGTGGTGCGCCTGCGGCGGGAGCAGCAGCAGCACCTGTTGGTGTAGTTCCAGTAGCACCATCTGGTGTCGCAGCTTCTTTAGCTAATTCTTCAAGAACCAAAGCTCTAATGGTTTCAACAATGTTATTTTCTTTTACCATTCTTTTTGATGGCTTTGTTTCTTCATTTAAAAACTTTAATAATTCATTAACTCTCATGTTATTCTCCGTAGCAATAAATACTTCTTTCGTTGGCTTTGTACTAACCCAATTAGGTTTTTTTCCTTTATTTCCCGCTGCCCTTTTTCTTCTTACAGCACTTGCCTTTTCTTTTTTGCTCATACCAGCGGCACGAGAGGCTGGAACACACTTAGGATATTTTTTAGATTTACTCTTCTTACGTACACCTTTACCAGCAGATGCACCACAGGCAGGATGTTCTCCGCCTTTCTTTTTACGACTAAGATCAATCCATTTTTCTTTGAACCATTTGCCTAGTCCAGAAGCAGCATAAACTTCATATAATATTTCTATATTATTGTCGTTCATTTTTTCTTTCCTTTGGTTTTTCTCCAGCCGCCACCTTTTTTCTTATACCATTTCGCAGCCCAGGCATTTGCATATGCAGAATTACCGGTAATTGTAATCATACCATCTTGCTTCATTAGCCAAGTAGAATTTTCTGTTTGTGGACACCAAACATCTTGAATTATATCTGGTTTTGTAAATACGTTATTTGTTCCTTGAGTATTTCTTCTTGAGAAGGTCCAGTCCGTCATTGTAGAATTATCTTTTTTATTTCTGAACGAAACTCGATATCCTAAAAGAGCAGCACAAATTTCAACAGCTTCTCCGTGATCTGAATTCTTTTGACTAAATCCATAACGGATTGCTCTTTCATCTGTTCTATCTTCTGATAATTTTTCATGTCCATCATAAACAATTGCCGCAGCAAAAAATGCTTCACGTTGTTCATTGCTCATTCTTGTAATTTTCTGTACCCAAGATTCACCATATTTTGAGAAATTTTCCAGTAATATTGGATCTGAATTATTATCCTTTAATTTAGCTGAAGTTATAATCTTCATTTTTTTATTAATATCTTTTGCTTCTACTAGATGATCTTCTTTCCAATAGCGATATCCTCTTTTGTCTTCACTTATATCTGCCCAAGTTTTCTTTAATACCCATTTATGATTTGGGGTACAAACAAAATTAAAATTAGTTTGCGGAGTATAAATGTTTATGGTTTCAGCATCCTTGTAGAAATGTAAATGCTGTATCGTCTTCCATTCTAAACAATTTTCTGATATGTTATAAGTACAAATAACATCTCCAATAGAGAGTTCATTATATGTTTTCCAACCATCTTTAGTTAGAGCTTTAGAACTTAGAGGAACACATGGATAAACATCGAATTTAGCTCTTGCGGCAGCTTTGGCTCGGCTCCATAAAGCTTTATTGGTTGGAACATTTTTTTCTAAAAGAAGTTCTATATTAACAACCTCATCTAGAGAAATAGATTCAGCTAAGTTACCAGCAGCATCTTTAGCAAATGGATCACGTTTCTTTTGCTTTCTCCATTTGCCACCCATACTTCTATAAATTTCTTCTGCACGAGCTACAGCTCTAACACTTGGCCAATTCATCATTCGCTTATCTGTTTTTAAATCAAATTCTTGTTTAGCCATTTTTTTGGCTCTTGCCCAAGTTTTTGGTTTTGTTGGTCTTACGTGTTTTTTAAATTTTTCTTTTCTTTCTTCTTTTGAATTAATGCAAAACTTAGCTTCTTCGAGAGCTTCTTCTAATTGAACAATTTCAACATTACCTAGAATTCCTGGATCATCTGGATCTGGTTTATGTAGATCAGCCTGCACTTTTTCTTGACTTTCTTCAAAAGCTCTGGCACCACCTAAACCAGTTTCTGCTGGAGATGGTAAAACTATTTCAGCCACAATTGCATCAATCATTTCACGAAGAGCTGTGGTAGATCTTTTCCTCTTTGGCCTTAATTTCTTTTCTGCTGGCGATAATTTTGGTGTTTCTAAAATATTTTCTTGTTCCATAAGTTCTTCGTCCAAAACTTCTTTTTCTTCATTATAAGTATTTTCTTCAGGCATCATTGTCGGATTTTGATGTAATTGCAAACGACGACTTCCCATGATGTCTTGGGTAGCCATACTGTATTGATCAATTTGTCTCATTCGCACTTCCCAGTCATCTGGGACATATTTTCTTGGCCAACCAATTGCACCCATTCCTCCCAGTGGACTAATAGGTTCATCAAGATATGCTTTTTCTTCTGGGGATACATAAAGTGCAGGACGAGCTAGAGAATTAACTTGAAAGTTACTTGCACCACGAACCATTGGTCCAGAACCTGGTGTTAATATTTCTTGTAGTTCTTTTTCTATTCCCATGTCTTTTTGAGTTTTAATAACTACCTCTACTTCTTCTGGAGTTAGATCATCCCAGTTTTGCGTTTCTATAGAATCAATTGGAGCAAAATCTAATGTTGGTCCTAAAAATTCTAAAGGTTGTCCAGATAATGGATCTAAATTAATTTTACCATCAGGATCTGGTACATGATCAACTTGCATAACAAGAGCATTTGGCTGTGGAGGATATCCTTGTAAATCTCTATATAAACCATCAGAAGGTTCTCTCTCCAGGAGAAGTTCTTCTTCTAACGTCTTTTCATCTTCCTCTTTAATTGCAGCGGGAGCTGGTATTCTTGGATTTAAATCCAAAGGTTCCAATGGAGGAAGTCTGCGATATTTTTTCATTACCCATGATAATCTAGCTATATCTAATGGATTATCTTCATTTTCTTGATTTGCAATTGCTTGGGTGGCTGGATTTATTACATATAATTGTCGAACTCCACCAAATCCATATGGACCCCCACGAAAAGAGGGATCTCCCATTGGATCTCCGGCATTTTCTAACAAATCTTTTAATTTCGGAGTTTTACTCATGTGATACCATTTTAATTATGTTTTCCAAATTAACATATCGTTTATTTAAAATTTTTCATTCGGTATCATATAAGAATGAAATACTTCTGTTTCGATACTGAACTTGGTGGTCTTAAGAAAGAATATTCTCTTTTAACATTATATGGTCAAATCTTAAATGAAGATCTAAATATTTTAGATGAGATTGATCTGAAGATCAAGCCAGACGACGGCATATATAAGGTCAGCGCCGAAGCTTTAAAGATTAATGGAATTAATTTGGTAGAACATGATAAAAATTCTATCCCTCTATCAGAAGCTTCAGAAAAGTTTAAAAACTTTATTTGTCGTCATTCTATGAATCTAAATCAGAAGATTATTCCAATGGGACATAATATTTCTTTGGATATTAAATTTGCTAAGAATTATTTAATGAACTCAACAGAATGGGAAAAACATTTCTCTTATAGAAAAGTGGATTCACATTCAGTTGCAATGTTTTTAGGAATATCTGGCTTTTTACCAAAGTATAATTCATACTCATTGAAAGTTCTAGCAGAGCATTTCAAGTTAGATACAAATGGAATGCATGACGCTAGAAAAGATGTAGAGATAACTACCAAGTTACTTAAATTAATGTCAAATACACTTAAGGAGACAAAATGAAGTATAATGTAAACATTGATTCTCGTGTTAAAATTCAAGAACCAGAAAAGTTTTGGGATTTTCCTGTTGCTCTAACTTTTTCTGGTGAATTCAGCGAGGAAAATTGTAGGAAGTTTATTGAAGAATTCAAAGCTGCTGAAGATCATGCTATGAAGTCAAAGCAGGGAGTTCTTCCTGTGGTAATTGACAGTTATGGTGGTGATGTATATGCTCTATTGGGAGTTGTAGACATTATTAAGACATGTCAGATTCCTGTTGCAACAATTGTTGAAGGCAAAGCCATGTCCTGTGGAGCTGTTTTGTTTTCATGCGGTTCTGAAGGATATCGTTTTGTAGGCGAACATGCCACTGTAATGCTTCATGAAGTCTCCTCTGTTTCTTGGGGTAAGAATGAAGATATTAAGGCAAACGCAAAGGAAACGGATCGTTTGAATTCCAAGCTTTTTAAGCTAATGGCTCGAAATGTAGGAAAGCCAGAACATTATTTCATCGATCTACTACATCAGAATAAGAATATTGATCTGTTTTTTGATTCTGATGATTGTGTTAAGCATAACCTTGCAAATAAGGTTGGTATTCCAACTTTCAATATTTCAGTTCAGATGAATATTGAATTTCGTCCAAAAGGTTGACAACTGTTAGCCAGTAGAGTATACTGGCATTATGAAGAACAACAAGTGGACAATTATCTACAAGATTGACAGTCTAAAGCAACACCAGTCTGTCTGGGCTACTTGCAAGACGGAAGCAATTAACAAGGTTAGGAATAGAGAAAAGCATCTAGTTGAAATTCTAGATGCTTTTATTCAACGCCAAACAAGTTGAATTGCTTCCGTTTTTGTTTTAGATTGTTTGTATATTCTTAATATTTAACATCAAGGAGATAAAATGCTAAAGGGACTTTGGGATAGTTTAAGTGGACCTGCAAAGATGATTCTTGGACTTTCAGCAGCAGAAGCTGCTCTTGCAGCCTTGTCTACAAATAATCAAAACAATATCAAGTCTCCGCCGCCTCCTGTAGATCCTCGTAAGGAAAGATTGCGTAATTCTGTTTATTACAGCGATCCAATGACAGCTTTCCATAATCTAACTTTGGAAAATCAGCAAAAAGTTCTCGCTTGGGCTAAAGAACATAATCTAACTATCGAGGAAGTTATAAGAAAAGTTATTGATCGATAATGGAAACTCCATCAAAAGAAGAATTAAAATGGCCATGGGGTCTAGTTTTAATAATTTACTTATGTTTAATTGCTCTATATAATCATTGTTGATGAAAGAGCATATTATTACAATAAATTGGAACCCTATAGCTGGAAAATTATATCGGGTTGTAAACAAATCGGGTCATCTAGTCAACACGGAACCAAAAGCAGTTTACTCTTATCAAAGAAGACTTTACAAAACAGATGATCGTAGATTATATCTGAATGAAGCTGATATCTTTATGTCTTTAGGTGAAAAACAGAGAATCCCGGAACACTATTCTTTTTTTAAAATTTTACATAAAGATTTGGTTTGTTGGCTTCTTATGCCGGAAAGACTTTACGAAGAAAATCACAGAATCCTCAATCCAATTCCTTTGATTTAATTTATAATGTATTCATTAGTTTGAAGGAATTATTATGAGTGAAGAAACAAAAGAAACTACTACATCTACTACAGAACGTAAAACTTTCAAGTTAAGCGATGATATTATTGCTCTCGTTAGAGATCTTCTTCAGTTATCATTGCTTACCAATAGCAATATTATCGATCATCTCAGAGCAGTAGTTGTTGAAGCTGAAACTGCTAGACCACAATATCTAACACTTACGCCTGAATATGTAGAAGCTTACAATGCTCACATCGAGAAGCTTAATCAAGAAGCTCAGGCTGCTGTACAAGCTGCTCAAGCTCGTCTAGCTGACGATGACGCCGAACAGCCTTCCTGAATATTCTATATTCTTTTTAGATACATCTAAGGCGCTCTTTATTAGAGCGCCTTTTTTATTTCTTAAAATAAGATAAAAAAGAAAACACCGCTAAGAAATTTAAATCTTAGCGGCGCTTAACTTTTATAGCTTTATTAGTTTTTCACTTGCCAGAACTTCCAAATCCGGCAGCTCCACGATTGGTTTCAGTTACCTTATTACTTTCAGTCATTACTACCTCTCCAGCAGTAGATACCTTATACACAACTAACTGTGCAATACGATCTCCTACGCTGAATACGGCATCTTCTGAACCCATGTTAACAAGTGTAACTCCTATCTCACCACGATAGTTTGGATCTATAATGCCACCAACAGGAAATACTCCCTTACTGGCTAATCCACTACGTCCCTCTATCTTCATAAAGATACGATTTCGATCATTGTCCATTATTGGCATATCTGCTAATTGAATGCCGGTTGACATTTTCTTTACCTTACCGGCTGGCACAGTGACGTTCTCTGAACAATAAACATCAAATCCGATATCCCCATCTCTTACGGCATGAGGAATCTTCGCATTTTCATTCATGCACCTAAACTTAATATTAATAATTCTTGGTGCTTTTGGAATTTGTGGATCAAACCAGTTTCTATCCATTGTTTTATAATCATTCTTTGCAACTGGCTCTTCTGTTGCAATTCTTATTGCTTCATTTGGATTGTGTGTATTCATTTCTTCCTCTTGTTTTTCAAGCATTAATTTGTTGTTCCGCAGCCATTTCTCCATCAGTTAATCCTTCATATGTGGAATGTTCTTCTAGATTTTCTTCGGAACTCAATATTAGAGCCGCATCCATTAGCGCATTAACATATTGTGAATATTCTGGTTTGTTGAAAACTTTCTGCATAAATTCTTGTTTATAAAATTTGATCTCTGTTTCTACTTCGCCAGTTTTATTATTCATAACGGTAAAGGTCTTCCAAGCTGCATCACCGGCAAGATTTACAGTTTTTCCATTTACTTCTACCCCACGTTTTGAATTCTTACAATATTCTCGAAGAAGATCAAAGATCTCATCGTTCTCATAGATTCCTTTACCAAACATAATCTGGAAACCAACCTTACGGAATGGTTTGGCAACCTTGTTCTTAATAGTTCTAGCAGTTACATTAATGCCAATGGTATTTTCTTCTTTATCTTTGATTGGTGAACCACCATCAAGACGGATACGAACCGATGAAGAATATGGTATTGCCATGCCACCAGATGTTGTAGTTGGATCACCGAACATTACGCCGATCTTCTGTCTCTGTTGGCTTACAAGAACCAATAGAACCTTCTGACCACCGATAACGTTAGCAATCTTTCTCATGCCCTTGGATAGAACACGGGCTTGTAGACCGATTGTGTTCTGATCATAGTCGCCTTCCAATTCAGCCTTTGGGGATGATTGAGAGACGCTATCCCAAATGACAGTAACAGGAACGTCTTTGGTCATAGTGCGGGCTTTAAGAATTGTGCTTTCGATAATTGAAAGGATCTCTTCGGTGCATGGAGTTTGTACGAAAACAAATCTTTTTGCTACGTCAATTCCCATATTAGAAAGAGTGTCTGGGTTTGTTGCATTCTCAGTGTCGATGAATACAACTATTCCACCTACTCTCTGGGTGGAACGTGCTATTTGAGCCATTAGAGTTGATTTACCGATACCTGGTGGACCTTGTATTTCAACAATACGTCCTTCCGGCATTCCTCCATCTCTACGATTAGCTATAATATAATCTAATTGACGAGAGCCAGTAGAAATCCATCTACTGACATGGGTTGGAGCATCATCGCTTCCCAAATTGAAAGCGATCTTTTCGTTATGAGTTTTATTAATTTCTTTTATTAACTCACTAGCGAAATCTTCTGTAACTGAATTCTCTACATTGTCTTTACTATTTTTTGCTGGTCTTGCCATATAAACCTCTACTTAGATTAATCTTAACTGATAAAAATATGAAATTATACTGTGGATAATAAAAAGACCATGTGAAATTAATCACATGGTCTTCGTGCCTAAAAGTTGGGGAGGAAATAAGGATTTTTAGGCATCAATCATCAAGAGCAGCGAAAGCATCATCTATCTTCTTTTTATTAGGAGACTTCTTTGATGCTGGAGCAGCCTTAACTTCTTCCACAACCTCTTCATCATCCTCTGATGAACCAGATGACTCTGATACTTCCATAGACTCTACAATTGAGGATTTAGAAGCAAGGAAATTTTCAATAATTTCTCCAAGCTGTTCCTCGTTCTTTACCTGACCCTTAAAGATTTCTTCAAGGTTTGGAACACCAGCAAGAATCTTCGTTCTATCCGCTTCAGAAAGGGCTAGAGGGCTTGGCTTACGACGTGGCTGTAGCTTGATATCCTTTACAGCAAAGCCGTTAAAAGTCTTTTCTGTTGGCGTTACAGTCACAGTAAAGTCATAACCAGATTCTGGATGCGTAAGATCCTCGTCAGAATAATCTGGATGAGCAAAGATAGCATAAAGATCGTTTAGCATCTTGCTGTTAAACTCCCAAAGCTGAACGCCCTTAGCTTCTTCTCCTCTGACAAGGATTGGAATATAATAGCGTTCACGAGGACGAAGCTGAGTGAATAGCTTCCATGAAGACTTGCTGCTTCGATCCTTGCGAAGATCCGTTAGCATTTCAAAAATTGGATCTGGCATACCGAACTGGGCAGGAGCAACGAAACGACGTTCTGAAAGAAGACGGCTATCATAATAGCTTACTTCCTGTACTGGCTGACCATTTGAATCTCGGTATGGAAGAATTCGGATATCGTGCTGTCCGATCTGTGGCTTCCAATAAGTTAGCTTTGGTCTATTTTTATTTTCGGTCGTTAGAGTTGCTGACTTCTTTCCCGAAAGGGCTGCGATTTTACGTTTAATAGCTTCAATATCGTATGACATATTTTGTTTTTCTTTCTTTGGTTAGGGTTGCACTAATGGCGTTAAAAAATAAGTTAAATTGTTAATAAATGGGTTGCACTAGTGGCATATATAATTATTTCTCTAGCACAACTTTTTGTACAAAAAACACTCAAATAAGGGAAGTAATTCCATTATTTTTAATACAAACAGTCCTTACGGAGTGTTGTAAAACTATAGATAACCAAGAGTCCTTAAATGAAGGAACATAGCTGATTGCTTCTGTAGATCTTACATTTAGAGACATGATTGCACCAATTTCATCTTCACTTAAAGGACAATGAAATTGATTCAACCAATAAAGAGATCTAGTAGCAACTGATAGATTTGAAAGATTGGAGTTGATCTCAAACAACATTCCCTTGTCACGATGCCATTGAGAATTCTGTGGATAATAATAATCTTCTTCTAGATTTCCTAGTTTCCCGATATCATGAAAAAGACCAGCTATAATGATACTATCAGTTGGTACTTCAACATCGTATAACTTTACTAAATCTCTCATCATTTTTGTGACATTAATACTATGCCATACTAATCCGCCAGTAAAACAGCCAACATATTCTTGTTTGGTTGATGCTGGACAGACAGGTGCTCTATCTGCTACTTTTTCACAGAGAGCTAAACAAGCATCTCGCTTCTCATTATCTTCAATCTTTGAAACGAGATTTTTGTATAAAACCCAATTGGCTGTTATCTTTTGTATTAGAGGTGAATCCGTCATACATATAAAATAACAGCCAAGATTATGGATTTAAACAGTTATGAATATCAAGTAAATCTACGTAAACGCGCTGGAACATGATCTCTATTTTTTCCAGTCAGTGATCTCGTTTGAGGATCATTATGATGTGCCGCTTTTGTTCCTGCCTCGTTTCCGTTACTATTCGTTCTCTTAATTTCTTTTTGAATTCTTTCTATCAACCATCTTTTATATGACACAGGAAAACTATAATAATCTCCCCATGTCATACCAAAATAATAACCTAATAAAAAGAATGGTTCAAGAAGAACTGCTTCTTTATCTTCTGGCGTTAGGCCAAAAAAATGTCGGTCCCATTGGGAGCGCCACCTCATCGCTATGATCACATGATTTACAAGAGAAGTTAATTGTCATATTAACACCAGGCTCATTGTCATCAATATATTTTCTCAGCTCAAGAGAATCACGAGCTGGCATATATTGTACAAATTTAGAAATAAAGGAACGTTCTTTGTTGCCATCTACCTCTACGATACAAGATAAAAGTCTGCTTGTAATAAGATTGTCATTTACAAGACCTTTCTTTTTCCTTGCTTCCATTTGTTGAAGAATTTCTTCTTCTTCTTTTCCAGTCAAGAATTTAAATTTAACATTCTTTTTTGAATTTGGTAAAAGGTACGTAAATAAATTTTCACCTGGAACTGTTGGCTCTAATTGCAATGGTTTAATTGGCAACTGAGTGAGATCAACATCTAATTCATTTTTAAATTCACAATTTGGGCATTGTAATACCGGAGTATATTCTCTTCCATAACCTGAAATTCTTACGGCTATCATGAGTGCATTTCTATCACCAGATAAGAGAGAATTAACTTCAATACTTGGATCTATCAAACAGCTTTTAAGAAGCTCGGTAATAACCGTGCCTTTTTTAATTAAGGCGCGACTCATCAAAATATCTTCATCTTTAGCCGTCATTGCTCTATATTCTATTTCACCAGCTTGATGTAGAGGATGATTTACTGAGTAGACTTTTCCACCAGAAGGAAGTGGAACTGCATCAATAGGAATTTCCATTCCTAATTCTCTTTTAGCATATTCTTCTCGACTCATTCCTGGAACTGATGTCGCAGCAGCTTGTTGAGCAGCAAAAATTGCATTTCTTAAGTTTCTTTGTTCTTGTTCATTCGATTCTGACATTTAGATACACCTCTATGTAAAAAGTTTATTTAACTTTTATAACTTGTATATTTTTAATTTAAAAATTTATTCATGGCATAGAAATACATGGATTTCTTATTATATCTCTGAGAGAATTTGCCATTTCCAATGAATCTGTTGTTAATTCAAAATATGTCCCACACATATCGAAATGATTATAATATCCAGGAGGAACTACAGTAGCAAATATTTCACCGTGAGTTAAAGCACTGCACATTGTTTCTTCGCTAACGGGTGGTCTTCTATAACTTTGCCCTTCTTCGTCGGTGAAGAGAATTATAATTCTTATAGTATTTTCTCTCCACCCAATTCTTAATTCATCGTCCATTCCTAAAAGATAAACAGCATCATAAGAAGGCTCACTGCCACCACCAAAAGTTGCAAAATCACTAGCTAAAACTGTGGTAAAATCTGTAAATGGCACAAGATCGCTGACTATAGATACAGTTGCATCTATCATTCCTGGTATGATTAATAATCCAAATCTAAAGGTCGGATCGCTTCCAAAAATAGTTGTAAATTCATTTGTTGCATCTCTTACAGCTTCTATTTCGCTCGACATGCTTCCAGATATATCTATGATATAAACAACATCAAATCCATCGACTCTATTACCGATACAAACTTCAGATGTCATAACTCCATCTATACAAGTATCGCAATCATTATCAATACCATCACAAGCAAATGTTCCTATCTCTGCTCTTGGAGGAATAGCACCTATACATTCATCCCAAAACCCTTGATAACATACCTGAACTCCGCGCTCACAAGGAGAATTTAAAATTGATGAAACCGGTAAATCATCCTCATAACACCATCTAGACAATGGACCTCTGCTATCGCCATCTATATCTCCATCACAATCATTATCAAGATTGTCACATATTTCTGGAGTACATTCTATTCTTGAACATCTACCTCGTATACAACCAAACCCAGAATTAGAAGCGCCACATTCTCCATCAAATTCACATATTGCGCCATTAGGATCTGATGGTCTACAAACTCCAAACCTACATTCTTCCGTTTCTGAATTGCACGGCGGAGAATTACCACACAAACACTCATTCATTCTGCAACGATCTGTAATTGCATAAGGACAAGCATAACCGCATGATCCACAGTTGTTAAAATCATTTTCTATGCCTGCATCATATTCACATGCAACTACAGGTACATCCGGATAAATACGAACTCCTCCATCTACAGGAGTTTCGGAATAAACTGTACAACCTGATAAAACTATAAATGTAATAAGTGATGTTAACCTCATAACGGTATAATTCATTATGAAACATAAAATTTATATCATTAAAATATTTTATTAATAAAAAGAGAAGAGCCCGAGTTTTTAGGCTCGGGCTCTTTATTTTATCCTGTTATATCAGGTTTGATTACGATCAGATGAGGGAGAGATCAAGGACCGTTACGGTTCCGTAGAAGTCCGAACGAACCATCTTCTTGCCGTAGCGGGTCATTACGCCCTTACGTGGAGTGAAGTCCTCCTGAGCATAGATGACTGGGGTAAGGATTAGTGGAACGTATGGAGCGTAGATGTAACCGGATTCAAGGAAGGTATTTCCTTTAAGACCGACAAGAATCTTGTTGGCTGGGAAATATGGATCTTTGTAAACGGTGTATCTGTTGTTAAGGGTACCGACAGATTCTGCACCTACGGTCATGCTGTCACGAACTTGACCATCGGAGTCAAGGCGATAGGATGGCTTGTAAGCGACCATGTGTTCGAAGATTGTGCATACGTCTGGTGAGGTAACGATGAAGTTACCAGAACCACGTAGGGTCTTCTTGTGGATGGTGTTTGCAACGTCTGTGACGGTTTCAACAAGTGTTTGATACCATTCTTGGATATTGACGAAGGCTTGTGGACCTGGAGCGAATGCGGAGCTTTGTAGAGCTTCTGCACCTGTGAACTTGTTAACGATCTTACCTGGAGCGCGGGACCAGTAAAGGTTTGCTGCGCCAGCTTGAGTAAGAAGGTCGTTAAGGATTTCACGATCAATATCAAGCGTGATCATCTCAGAGAGGATGTTTGTAAGTTCAACTTCAACGTCGATGCTGTAGAAAGCAGTAAGGTCTTGAGCCATTTCTGGGGACCAACGTGCTCTGAGCTTACGGGTTGTTGCTGTTACGCTTGTTGATTCGATACGGATGTCAACATCTGGAATCTTTGGAGAAGCATCAACTGCGAAGTTGGATTCGAAGGATGGGATTGTAAGTGTTGAGCCATCGGAGTTAACTGATAGTGAATCAGCGATTGCGGCAGAACCAGAAGCGTTGATTGTTGAACCAGCGGATACGAAGGATGGAGAGGTAGCATTTTCAACACGTAGAACGAATAGAACGTGTGTACCGTTTAGTGGATCTGGTGTGAAGACAGAGCCATTCCAGTTACCACGACGATTTGCTTTACGAAGGTTGAGGATACCAGTTCCACCTTGGTATTGTTCGCCCCAAGCACGTAGAGTTGAACCACCTACGCCGCCTGTGCCACCAAGACCATATAGAGCAACTTGATCTAGATTTAGTAGATCAGCGCCGGAGATGGCTGTGGTGATTGCAGAGGCTGAAACGAATAGGAAGGAGTAATCAACAAGGTTATCTGCAAGGTCAACTTCAACTTTTGAATCGTAGTTGACGAAACGTGCATTGTAACCACCGAAGTCGGAGGAAGCGGAAACTACACCGTAGTTAACCCAGGTGTTTGTTCCAGCTTGCCATGCACCCATTGCGCCAGAGTGAACAAGAACGGTATTTGAATTCTTGTGAACTTTGGAGTAACCAGTGCCGACTAGATCGTATTGACCGCCAGTTGCAAGTGAACCAGAGCGAACGCCTGCGCCGCGTGGATTGTTATAAACTGATTGACCACGAGCATAGGTTGCTGCTGAAGCTGAATCGCTAAGACCAACGCCTGCATCGCCACCATTGTTATTGCCATAGGTGTAATCTAAGTAGAATAGTAGACCGGTTGGAAGGCTCATTGGTTGTACGGAGACAACTTCATTTGCGATTAGACCGGCGAATACTCTACGAACGATTGGGAATGCAACGTTAGTAAAACCAACTACTTGACCTGAAGAAACTAAGCTACCGCCACCTGTGGATAGAGCATTTGATTCTTTTAGTAGTTCTGCACATTGATTTTCAAGTAGTGAAGCCATGTTGTCACGTTGAATGCCTTTAAGACCTTCAAGTAGACCTGTTGCGCCCCACTTTTTTACGAGACGTGGTGAATCTGCACCGAGAGAGCGTCTGTGTACGCCTTCTGCTAATTGTGATAGTGTAAACGTTTTCATTATTTTTCTCCTAAATTTTAAAACTATTTCTGCTTTTAGCTAAATTAAATATCAATCGTCTTTACGACCTTTAACGAGTAGCGCCCATCTTTCTGGTGTTCCTAAAACAATGTCATTTGCTTTATTTGCACTTTCTGAGATAACCTTGAAGGAAGCGGCTCCAGAAGATACTGGGGCTGATGCACTACCGGTACGAAGTGTGCCTCTTTCTGCTGCCTCGTTAAGTTTATTCTTTATTTTAACGTATATTTCTTTAGCCTCTGCGATAGTTTGTGCTCTATCAAGGTGTTCAACTATTACTTGCTTTTGTTTCTGTGAGAGATCTTCTCTTTGTAGGAACTTGTTAAGTAATAGAACCTTAGATAAGAATAGGTTCGTTTCGGCCATTTCTGATTTCATTGTTGCTAATTCTCTGTTACGAGATTCGGCAAGCTTCTTAACTTTTGAAGCTGCCTTAACTGTTTGGTGAAGTTTTGATTCAAGAAGCTTGGCTCTTTTTCCATTACGTGAACGAAGTACAGATTCCATAAGGGCTTCTTCCATTCCTTTTTCGCCATAAAGCATTGAAGCTCCTTCTTCTTCCATTTCCTCTTCTTCTTCCTCTTCCTCTTCTTCCTCTTCTTCCTCTTCTTCTTCTTCTTCCTCTTCGCCTTCTTCAGCGTCGAGTTCTAGTTCGATTTCACCTTCTTCATCAGATTCCATGTCTTCCATGTCTTCTTCATCAGATTCCATGTCTTCTTCTTCGGAATCTTCCATGTCTTCCATGTCTTCCATGTCTTCTTCTTCAACAGAAAGGGTAATATCGCTAGCGTCAAGATCTAAATCATCTGGTAAACCAAGAGAAATTGTTACGCCTTCTTCAAGTTCGTCATAATTTTCTTTGACAACTTTCTTTCCTTTTGCTGGCTTTTTACCTTCTCTTAATGCACGAACAGCTTCAAGAAGTTCAGCTTCGTTAAGTTCAAGCGTTTCTTCAAGAGCGCCTGGTTCAGCATTTTCCCAACCATCTGGATCTTCTGCATCGCCAGAACCTGGTAGAGCTTCACCTTCAAGAGCTTCTACGGTTTCTTCGTTGTCAAAAAGATCAACACCTGGCGCAACACCTGAAACTTTTTTAGCGTGTGCTGATGCTGCTGAATGTACAGCTACACCTGTTTTACCAGAGGATGCTGCGTCATGTGCTAGTGATTTTTCTTCACCTTCGAATAATTTTGATGCGAATTCTTTTAAGCTGCCCATATCTTTATTTCCTTTTACGTTATAACTATTTCCTGTTTTTGCTTCTTTCAGTTTTTCAAACAAAAATTCTAATTTTTTTTCATTTAAAACAAATTGAGTTTTATTTATTTTTCCGGATTCATTTAAATAATCTAGATTTTCTAGTAATCCGAATAGCTTATTTTTTAAAGATTCTGCCAATAATTTTGATGGTTTCTTAGAAAAGTACATTTCATCAATTTTCAAAGCAGTCTCTCCAAGATTAATTTGGAAAGCACGATAATTTTCTGCAAGTGGAACTGGTGCAGCAGGTTGTTCTGGTGCTGGTTCAACAGGTCCAGCAACAGGAGCCATAGGTGCTGGTGCTGCGGGAGTTGGTGCAGCAGGCTCAGAAGCAGAAGCCGGTGGAGGTGCCAATTCTTGAGGAGCCGGGGAACCTGCTCCAATTTCTGATGTTGGCTCTTCTGTTGTTTCTGTGTCTGCTACATCAACAACACTAACTGTTGCTGGTTCAATTGTAATTTTACCAGTTGAGTCAATTGCAATTTTTCCTTCTTCTCCAACTAAATCTTTTAATGTCTTAGACATGATTCCAAGTGGATCTGAAGTGCCAACAGATTTTTCTGCTTCTACTACTTCAATTTCAGAATCAGGAGAAGTTGCAGTTGCACCTGTTGGTACAATCGGAGTAGCTTCTGAAGATACTTCCATTGAAGGAGCTGGCTCTTCTTCTTCAAAGAAGAATGCAGTTTCTTTTACAATCATTTGTTTGATGAATGGAGAAACTTCTTCAATAATTTTTCTTTTTGCATCGGCTTCTGCCAATTCTTTTATCTTTTTCGTTTCCGCTAAAGCTTCTTTATATAATTCGCTCATTTTTTTACCTCAAGCTTTAATTATCGCTGATCAGGTGGAGCTTCCCTTGCCGAGAATATATTGACCAATTTTTAATTGAGAAATTGCTGCGGAAGTATCTTTTGGATTTGCCGCCAAATTTCCACCAGTACCAGGAGCTGCATTAAATGCACCACCACCACCACGAAGACGCTCAGTTGCTTCTGCGCCAGCAGCAGGAATACCAGCAGGATTGTGTGGATCTTCTGGAGCCGTTGCAACGTTTGGAGAATATGGAGTAGCTGGAAGTCCGCCACCACCTGTCTCTACATCATTCAAATCTGGTGCTGTTTGATAATCAATATTTACAGTACCAAAAGTATGACCACCATCATTTACTTCACCAGACATGACAACATTCATAAATGTTTGCGTTACTGTCTCATCATTTATTTCTCCAGAATAAACTGGTGAACCTGGATAAAGTGTGTATAAATCTGCGGTAGATGTACTTCCCAAACCGTATGTTCTTACGGGTGGTTGAACCATTAATTGTCTTCTTCCTGCCATGTTGGACTCCTAATTCATGCAATAATATTTTTTAATTGCTATATTAAATATTATCTTATTATCGTTTCTGACCACCCATTGCAATTGCAGCCCAACGTTTCATATCTCCGCCAGCACTTAATGCTTGTAAATCTTGTACTTCATGCGCTGAAACAGGTGTATTGTCTTCAACAATCATATTTCCACCAGTTCTCATTTGAGAATCATTTAATAGCATTTTTTGCAATGTTGTTTTGGCAGTATCTTCTAATAAAGCAGCATATAAACCAGCTTGTTGTGGTTTAGCTGCCGTTACCATCTTTGCAGTATTTTGAATAATGTTTTGCAAGTGCGGATTCACATTAGATTGTTGTTGATTTACATTCCCTGAAAATTGTTGATTTTGCCCAGCAACTATTCCTGAGTTTGGTAAAACATTTCCAGATATTGATTCTGATAATATTTGATTAAATGCACCCTCTGTTATTAATTCACGAATGCATTCTTTAATCATTAATCTAAATTCACCCTTGGTTAGCTTCATACTTCAAAACCTTTTCTTTGAAAATTAATTATAGAATATGTAATTTGTTTCTTTTTTGATAAAAAAAGATATGCCAAACTATAACTAGTTTGGCATTTATTCACTTTAAACGAAAAAATTAAATTAATTCAAAGAAAAGAATTAGAAATAATATCATTTTTTATCTTTAATTCGAATCAAGTCATTTAAAACTCGATCAATTCTATCGTTTCTAGAAAAGATCTTGTTTAAGATTCTTGGATCAACATCTCTAGCTTCTTTCATCATAAATGCACCAGGCGTTGAAGGCTCTGACACTAAATCCCAGCAAATAAGATGAAGATCATCTTGAACAACATCTGCATCCCCACGACTTCTTACTGATCCAAGAGCACGAGATGAAATGCCAATCTTAACATTACTTTCAATTAGAGATTTTGCAATATTGCCCATTGGAGTTGGAAGAATTTCAATCTTTCCATAAACAACTCCACCATCAGTCCAAATGTCTGTTATAAGATGAGAAACGTTTTTTAAATTAACAACAGGATCATCAGCATGATCTAGTTCTCCGGTTGCTCTTCGTTCTAAAACTAGTTTTTTATAATTCTCTATCTCTTTAAAAAGAATATCTTTTGGATAAACTCTTCCATTTTGATTTAACGTATCAGCACGTTGAATTACACCTTTAACAACTAAATTATTTATTCCACTTGCTTTTTCTTCTTTAAGAACTTCATATTCGAATTCTGTATATTCTTTTAAAAATTTCATGTTGACATTTCCTCTTTTAATTTCTCTAAAGTCATGTGGAACATAATTGATTCATCATTCAAAGCTTTGTTTGAATCTTCATTTAACAATGAAAGAACTTTTGTTAATTTATTATGAACTTCTTTATCAAGATCTCTGCCGTTCTCTAAAGTCTTTTTAATAACAACTTCGGATGTCTTTCTTATATTCTCTAACAAAGATTTTAATCTTTGTTCTGTATCTTGATTTCTTTCAGACAAAACATATAGTTTTATTATTTGCTGTTGTTGTAAGTTTAAAACTTTTGCAAATTTTGCATTTGTTTTTTCCGTCATTATTTTTAAAACTAAACCATCAATGTCTTCATTGGTCATTTCCAATGCATCAGTTTTTTGCATTGGTTTATGCTTTTCTAGAAGCATGTTACCAAGAATGGTATCTTCTAATTGAGCAATCTCTGTTAATGTTCCTCGAAATCCAATACCGCGCCAAGAATTCATCAAAATTTGAACATTTGCATATTCTTTATAATTTGGAATCTCTCGATCAAAAAATCTTGGATCTTTTAAATGCATGTTGATTGCATTTATTAACCTTGATTTCTCTTCATCTAAAACTTTTTGATTCTGTTTCTTACAATGCTTCTTTACGTTCTCCATTAGAGAACAACAAATTTCTTTGTTTTTCAAAGAAGAATTATATAACGCATTAAACATGGACAACTCTTTATAAATCTCTGTTTTAGGATTTACATATTCTGTCCAAATATTTTTAGCTTTTTCTATATCTTTGTAACGCTTTTCTACTAGAGCATTAGCAATATATCTTGAAAAAAACTCACTCAACAAACCAATATTTCTTTTTTTATTATGTCTAAACGGCATTGAACATCACCCATATTGCAAAAACAGGTCAAGGTTAAATTTAATTATTATTTCAAAAGCAGAATTAATCTAATGTAGACAAATCTATTTCAGAAATATTAACTTTTTTTTCATCAGAAGAAGAATCTTCAGTTCCACCAACAGACTCAATTAATAACTCATCCTCATCCATCTTAATTTCGATCTGTTCATTCTCTTCTCGAATTATTTTAGCTTTCATTCGATTTTGCTCTAAGAAAAGCTTTAAATTATTTAATGTGGCAATAAAATCTCGTGGAATTGTTTTGTTTACATTTAAACCAAGCTGTTCCTCAAGTATTTTTTCTAGTAACGGATTATCTAAAAACTTTTTATCATAGATATCGGTAAGAGAAACATTCTTTCGATCAAACATTGCACCAAAATCTGGCATCTCTAGATTAGAACGTCCACCAGCTCCAACTCTTCGTTCTCGATTCTTTTCAGCTCGTTTAACAAATGGAGTTGCTTGTACTGGAGGACTTGTTCCATTAACATTTGGATAGGCAAATGTTTTTTCTTCTTGATCTTTTTTATAATTCTGAACTTCAGAATAATCATCCATCTTCTGGAAGAAATCATCCTCTCCCGAAGCTGCTTTTCTAGAAACATCTCCTCCCTTCATCTGATAGTTTGAATTATCAAATGGACTTACAGTTCTAGCTGGTCCAGGATCTGGATTTGCAGAAACTGCAATAGATTCAAGCTCAACTTCTCTCACCTTGTCTTGTCTTCTGCCTTGCTCGATATTCATTAACTCATCATCAGACAATTCAATAATGTTCTTTTGGATCCAAAGTTCATCAACAAGTTTTGTTTCTTTTGCTTTGGCAGCAATATCAAATTTTGAAGCAAGATTTTCAAGCTTCTGCAAAAGAGCAATTGTAGAAGGATTTGCTAATTTAAGATTAAAATCTAATAAATCTTCTTCATTAAAGCCCTTGGCATAAAGATGAATCATTGCTAATTTGTTTAGTTCTGCAATAGCAATCTTTTGTAAAGCAATAATAGTTCTGGAGAAACGAACATCTTGTTGAGCAAGAGATGCTTTGGCAGACATTCCTTCTGTGAAGTTCAAATAAGGTTTCGGAACTTGAATAGCTGCAAATAATTTCTTTTGAAGATATTCTACGTCCTCTGTAGCTGTAGCATTTTGTCCACCAGCAAGGGTTTCAATCTTTGTTCCAGTTTGTCCACCACGAACAGGAATGAAATAGTCGTCGTCAACAGATAATGGATTATAGCGTTGATCAACTCTACCATCTGTTCTGCTCACAACATCTCTAGCACGTAATGTTTGCTTTGCTTGCTCCATATATGAAGGAATATCATTAGGAGCAATATTACCAACGTCGATATAAAATACACGACGTTCTGGAGAACGAACAACACGATAAACTAACATGCTGTCTTCCATCATGATTAGCTGACGCCAAATTCTTCTAGCAGGCTCAAGGACAGAAGTTCCATATGGCAAGAACATGTCGTTACCTAATATACGCATGTGAGTTACTTGCCAATTTTCAAGATATCTATTTCCTCTTGTAAGCCATTTGAAACGCACAGCATACGGATCATTAGGATCCCAGCCTTCTTCTCTTTCAAGTTCGTTTACACGAATAGGTTGAACGTTTACAACTCCAATATCTGGAATAACTTCATTGTAAAGAAAGAGATCTCCGTATTTGACCAAGTTACGAATCCATGGACGAAGATTAAATTCTATATTTAAAATATCATAAAAAAGCTCATCAAGGGATTTTTTAATTTGAGGATTACTGCTTAATATATGAAACGTTTTTCCTCGCTCATCTCCTGTTGTGCATTCATCTGCATAAATGTTTAATGCTGCTGCAATCTCGGGAGTATTATGAGAAATAACGCTATCAGTAGCAAAGTTTTTATATCCATCTACTGTTAAATCATATAATGGAATTAATCCATAATATTCAACACTTACAACCTTGTGGTTTTCATAATTGTTAGCAAAATCTGACCAGGAATTAAATCCTTCATCTTTTAATCGATTAGTAATTGGAGTTATTGAACATCCAAGACGCTCTGCTAAAGTTTCTTGAGAAATACCTTTTTCGAAGTTAGAACAAATACGATTAAAAGTTATGCTTGAATTAAATCTTGGATTTTTATTTCCAGCATTATTCCAACTATCACTTCTCCAACCTGGCTGATATGCACGAGCAAACATAACAAAATTATCAAATCCTTTTGCTCTTAATTTTCTCTTAATAACATTTGGATCAGTGTCAAATGCTTTGCAAACATGAGAGATGTTAAAAGAATTATCCAAGCACCAATTTAATATTCTATCAAAAGTAATATCTTTACGTTCAGCAGGATTATTTTTTGTCATCCAATCTGAATGACGTTTTTTAAATTCGGTGATCCATTCTTGATTGTTAACATTCCATTTTTTTTCATTGTTTAATATAGAATGATAAGAAGCATGTTCTGTTTCTGTCATGATTTGTAAATTTTCAGGACGATTATCAAATTTGACAAAGTTACGATGATGAACGACCTCATCTTCTTGAAGTTTTCTTCCAGCAATCCAAGAAGCAATTAAACGATGTTCCGAAATCCAACCATTATTCATGGTAGAATCGGATTTATTCATTGTATAAATCCAGCGATATCCTTCTCCTTCGTCAGATTTAGCTGATGATAGTAAATCTTTTCGGTAAAATGGCATCATCGCATCACCAGGTTTCAGATCTCCGATTTCAGAATAAGTTCCATCTCGTTTTAAAAGCCTATGATTGGCTGTACCAATAATTTCTTTACCAGAATCAAAAACAACACGATAAGCATGATCAATTCTTGTTTGTCGAGCTTGCTTACCAATTGCAGGAACAATTTGTTTTTTATTATGATCATAAGAATAAACAATGAATTCTTTTTCAAGACCATATTCATCTGCAAGTTCCTTAATGGTTTTATACCCTCCAGGAACCGCAATTCTAGTATCCCCAATAAGACAATACTCCATTTCTGCGAACTCAGCGTAACGGCTCATTCTATCTAATAAACCATATGCACCAAGAACAGAAAATGGAGATGATTCTCGTCCAAATGGGAATGGAGCACGGTATCCGTAATTACCACGGATAATGTCGTTATCAAAATAGTTGTTATAGTTATAACCTTTTACTTTCCTCTGGATTGCGGGTCCAGAGCGAAATAATCTGGTTAAACGATTGAAAAAATTATCATTTCTTGCCAAGAGTCAACTCCAATTAACATCTTTAATTATTTTTAGAAAACGGTAGAGTGTTCAAATAAAATAAATATCATCATTTCTTTCGAACAATCATTCCTGTAAATATATGGGTAGCCTTCCACTAAATATAAAATTAACAGAAACTGATATTCAATATGTTGATTATGTTATTGAATATGTAGGTACCTTTTCGAATGATTGGTTCACAATTAAAAAAGAAATTATTAATTGTTATCCCAGAGAACAAAGAATTAAATTTTCCAGAAGACATTATTCTACGAAATTATTTTTTATTAATGACTTTGAAAAAGAAATAATAAAATACTGGAAAGAAAGAACTGGTGTCGAATTATTTATAGATGACAAAAAATTACATCCAACATCTTGGAAACGAAATCCTAAAGGTTGGGGATTACTTATTTATAATGAAAAACGTAAAAATACAAAAAAGAAAAGTACTAAATGAGCTAATACAAGAAATTGTTGACCAACAAGTTGAAATAATGCTTTTGGAATATGCTTCTGGCAGTGAAGGAGCATTGTATGGTGTATTTGTTAAACCTTTTATAGATACGGCGAATGTAATCAGATCAGAAGTTGAGAAAACTGGAGCTAGTTTAATTGGAAAAACAGCTAGTGGATTATTAGGCGCAATCGGAACTTTACTTCCAATGTTTGATAAAATTCCTTTTACAGAAAAAACATGGGATCAAGCAATGGAAGGAATTAAACAATATACCAATGCAGCTATAAAAGGTATAGATGGCAAATATGCAGATTCTTATAAAGCAATTGCCGGTTCATTTAAAAATCCAGATATTGCTTTTGCTGCTTTTGCATTTAATCCAGGTCTTTATCTCGGTTCTGCATTAGCAGCAAATACTATAGGTGTAACTTTATCTACAGCTTCATCAATGCTTGGAACATCTGGAAATTTTTCAAGGGCTTACAGTAATCTCCTAAGTCAAATTGGCATCTTTACTCCAGGGTTTACTCCACAGGGCGGCGGCGTATCAGTAGACATGGGCATGGGAGGCGATAGCGGAATGTACGAAAATAATTCGTATAAAAAATTAAAAAACGCCATCTCTTTTTTGGTAGAATTTCAACTATATCAAGAAGAAGCTAAAATAAATGATCCAGTTTATAAAGCTGCTAGCGAAAAATATAAGGAATTGATAAAACAAATTCAAAAAAATGGTTTTTTATTAGACAAAACAGTTTCAAATGATGTTTGGAAAAATGTTTATTCTAAAACAAAAAATAATGAAGCTATAGTAATAGATAAATGGATTTCAGAACTAAAAGATTTAAATCCAGAAAAAATAATCGGAAATAAAGAACAATTTATAAACACAATAAATGCTAGTCCGAAAACAGGAAATATTATAGGCAAATCAATCGATAGTTTTGTTAAAAAATTAACAGAATTAGTTTCCAAATCTCAATCATTAGATGGATATCCACCAACAATAGAAAAATTTTTTGAAGAAGTTGATAAATCAAAAAACGAAGAAATAAAAAATAAAGCAATAGAATTTTTAAATCAAAAACAAATTAAACTTACTGGAACCTTTAAGGAAACATATGATTCTCTTGAAGAAAAAGAAAAAAACGAACTTAAAGAAGAATATCCAAAAATTCGAAATATAGCAGAAACAAAAAAGAAAGAAATACCTTCAAATATTGAAAAAGTTGTTGAATCAGAATTTTCCAAACTTGAAATTGATGGAATACCTATTGTAAACCAAGAAACAAAAGATGAAATTATTAATCGTATTAAAGCTAGCTTAACTTCTGGGCAATAGACTTAATAATAAAAATATTCATCCATTTATTGTAAGCGGCACTATTCTGTGTGTAAGAGGAATTGCACATGGAATCAGCAGATAGACAACCAAGCGAATTAAATGAACTTAAATCTCTTGTTGGGGAATTTCTTGAGAGATTTAAAAATATTGAAAATGAAATAGATCTTCTCAAAGAAGATCAAAAGCAACTTGTGGAAGAGTTTAGTGATAGATTAGATATGAAAACTCTACAAGCTGCTATGCGTACTGTAAAAATCAAAAAGAAAGTAGCATATAAGGACACATTTGATACATTTGTTGAAATTCTCTCTGAAAAGGAGAATATCTGAAATGAGTTCAAAGTCCGATAAAAACAAATTTGAAATGCCAGTCATCCTTTATGAAGATACCAAGGATGGCGCATATTCCTTTCCTTATATGGAAATTCAAAAAGATAAAGTAATGCCACCTGTGTTATTCCTATTTGAATATAAAATCACAGGCGAAACAGAACCAAATGAAGCTGGAGAAGAAGTTCCTGTTGTTGATCAAATCCCACATAAATTTGTAGATATGGAACATCTTAAAGCGGTATTAGACCCAGAAACAAATGATAAAGTTCGTGTTGCTATCGGACTTAAGCCTCTTAAAGAAGCTCAAGCTCTTGGTAAACCAATCATAGAAAAAGTCCTTTCCAAAGTATCTTCAATGAGAAAAGATGCAAAGGAAAAAGGCGAAGAAACTAAAAAAGAATTTACTTTAAACAAATTAAAGAAAGGAAGCTGAAATGAAATTTCATCCACTAGTAATAGAAAGACTTATTAATCTATATCAAAATTATGGAGGACATCCAGAAGAAAATAAATTAAGAGCACATCTTAATAATCTTGATTTCACGGTCTATGAAAGAAAGACTGGTCAACAGGATATGATTCTTGTCCTTACCGAAGATTACATGAAAAGCCTTCAACCAAAGTGATAGCTAATAAAGGGAAATGAAATGAGTGATAAACCTTCATTGTCTATAGGACAAATTGTATATATTTTATCTGATAAAGCTCAATCAGTAGTTCCAGCTATTGTTGTCGAAGAAGTTATAGTAAAAAAACTTCAAGGCAATCAAATCTCTTGGAAAGTATCAATTGGTCCAAAAGATAATAATAGAATTGTTGACTCAAATAGAATTAATGGAGAACTCTTTCACTCATTAGAAGAAGTTCGCAATGTTTTAATGGAACGTTTTACAGACTTTGTAAACAATCTATGTTCCGAAACAGAAAAACGAACAGAAACTTGGTACGGTAAACGACCTGAATTCCTTTCTAGCAATGATGAAGGAAAAATAGATCCAGAAAACATTATCTCTTCAATAGAAGATAAAATGAATTCAAATTTACAAACTTCACAATCAAAGCCAAAAATAAATAAAGAAAAAAATGTTTTCTTTGCCAAAAGTCCTCAAGAAGAAGCTAGAGAACGTCTTAAAAGTATGCTTCAAGATGATGAAGATGAAATGGCAAATGATGACCCAACTACTGAAAAACAAGTAGTCAAAATGCCAGGACCAAATGGCAAGGATATGTTGGTTACTGTAAAAGTTCCTAGCTGATATTGATATGCAAAATAATAAAACTCCCACAACACAAGTTGCAGATAAGCCCCCACATCAAGAAGTTGTCTTCATACCAGAAGCTCATAATGAGTTGTTAAAAGGTGCAACAATACTTGCTAATGCAGTTAAAAGCACAATGGGTCCATCTGGTCATTCAGTTATTATTGATATGGAAACCGGTCCTCCTCTCATAACAAAAGACGGAGTAACCGTAGCTAAGTCTATCAATCTTAAAAATAGACTTCAATCAATTGGTGCCGAACTCCTTAAAGAAGTTGCTTCTAAAACAAACGATCTTGCCGGAGATGGAACTACTACAGCTACAGTACTCGGTCATGGTATGTTATCCGAAGGAATTAAAATGATTTCTACCGGTAGATCTTCCATTTCTTTGAAACGTGGAATGGATATCGGAACCGATATCGTTATTTCATATCTTAAAGAAAAATCTATACCCGTATCATGCAAAGAAGATATTGTAAATGTAGGAACTATATCAGCTAATGGTGATCGTTCTATTGGTGAGCTTCTGGCAGAAGCTATTGAAAAAGTTGGTAGAGATGGAATAATAACCATTGAACCAGCTAAAAGTGTTCATACAAGCCTACAAATAGTTGAAGGTATGCAACTAGATAATGGTTATGTATCTCCTTTCTTTATTACTAATGGAGACAAAGGAACATGTGAACTAGAGAATCCCTATATTCTTATGACGGCAAATAAAATATCTTCAATGCAAGATATAGTTCCAACATTAGAAATAGCACATAAGAATAATAGAAGCGTTTTAATTATAGCTGATGATATAGAAGGCGAAGCTCTACATACTCTTATTGTAAATAAAATGAAAGGTGTTCTCAAAGTTTGTGCCATCAAAGCTCCAAGTTATGGAGAACATAGAGCAGATATACTTTCTGATTTAACTACAGTCACTGGTGGACATGTCATCGGATCAACCACGGAATTTACTTTAAAGAATATTAAACAAGAACATTTTGGTAGTTGTAAAAAAATAATTGTCAGCAGAAACGCTACAACAGTAGTTGGAAACAATACCGAAGAAACAAAACGTTCAATGGAAGAAAGAATAGTAAGCCTTCGCAATCTATTGGAAAATGATAAAACTTTAGATGCTCTTCATATTGACAAATATCGCAAAAGATTAGCAAGACTATCTGGTGGTATTGCTGTTATAAGAGTTGGCGGTTCAACTGAAGTAGAGATTTTAGAAAAGAAAGATAGAGTGGAGGATGCAGTAAATGCGACATTGGCCGCTACACAAGAAGGTATTGTTCCTGGGGGCGGCACTGCTCTTTTCTATGCTGCTCAACATCTTAGAGTCCTTAAAGCAGCTCTAAAAGAAAAAGACCCAGATGTTCTTGCAGGTATCGATATGATTGCCGAAGTCTGCGAACATCCATTAAATACAATAGTAAATAATACCGGTGTCTCTCCAGAGGTAATCAAAGAAAGATTAAAACAAACACAAGCCGAACGAAAAGTTTTCTATATTGATGTTTCCAACACAAACAAGGAAGATATCCTAGATGCTATAGAAAATTTTAAAAACAAACCAACAGGCTCAGAAAAAGAAAAATTCCGCTTTGGTTATAATGCTGCCAAAGGAAACTATGGAGATCTTGTTGCAGAAGGCATCATCGATCCAGTTAAAGTCACAAGATACGCATTAGAACATGCTTGTAGCGTCGTTGGACTAATGCTTACATGTAATGCCGTTATCGTTAACGAAGAGGAGAATTGATATGAAAGGTGATAGAGTAAAAATTGTTTCTAGTTTAATGTTCGAAAATAAAGATGAAGTATTACCTGTATATGAACCAGTTTGGAATCCAGACGGCTCATTACAATTTGGTCATGATAATGCTTGCTCCTTAAATCGAATGGGTGGTGTTAAAAATGGAACTACTGGGATCATAGAAGGAGATCCTATCAAAGTACATCGTAGTCAATTACTTCATCTCCAAAATACCGGAGCTTCCCTCGGTGGAAGAAGTGATTACATGGAAGTATTCCCAGTGTGGCTAGATTATTACCAACAACGTGGTTGGTTTCCAGCAGATCATTTAAGAGTAGTCGCTGGTGGAGTACGCTGATCTAATCACATCTTATTGCGTTGTTTAATAAGATATAATAAACCTTCATGCTTATCAAGAATGCCGCCAAGAAGATTCTCAATTCCTCTTGTTAACATTCCTTTTTGTTCCAACATATTCATCAAACTCTCTCCTGCACGAAGAAAAGCTGTCTCAGCTCGCATTGCTCTGGCAATGTGCTTCTGTGCAGGATTTTCATTTGCAGCAGTCATCATGTCATCTGCCGCATCTAAAAACATTTGCATGTTCTGTAATGAATGCTTGTAATCAACTAAACGTTCTGTTCCCATTCCAACAGATTTTTCTCCTAATGCATCAATGTCTTCTCCCATTGCTTCATAAAGTCTTTGGAATAATAAATGATCGCTATAGTAATTTGGACCAGAAGTTTGCCAATGGGATGTTTGATATAACATCTGTAAACCTCTTAATAAATCAATAAAAATTGCTACTTCAGCATATTTTTCATCGCCATACGTGATAAATAAATCGTCTAGTTTTAATATTGTCATAGTAATACTAATTATACCATAGAAAAATAATTTCTAGGAGAAATCATGCCCTTTCAATATCCTTCAAGTGGTCAAAATAATGTTGCAGAATATCAAGCTAGCGGTCTTCCTTTCGTAACTCATTCACAAGTTGTTGCAGGTACCGTAAATCAAATCGCATTCCCATTTGTTACAAATTTTATCAGTGTAAAAAATAATACAGATGGTGTCCTTAGAGTTGGATTCACACAAAATGGTGTACTAGGCTCAAATTACTTCTCTCTACCAGTTAGCGGCTCTTTTGAAGGTCGTATTAGAGTCACAGACCTCTTTATCGCTGCCGAAGCAGGAACACTTCAATACGAAGTTCTCGCAGGTCTTACCAGCGTTGTTAGAAATAACTTCTTTATTCTTACAGGCTCTTATGTAGGTTTCAGTGGCTCTCTTTCAGATGAAGTAAATCCAAGATTCTATGGTTATGACGGCATAGGTTGAGGTTCCTTCGAACACAACAAAAAAGGCGGGTTATCCCCGCCTTTTTTTATTCCTGCTCTTTTACAAAGATTTTCTCTATCGTTTTTAATAATGCA